TTACTTACTGAGTAAGAAATGAAGGTTAACTCTAATATATTTTAAAAACTGCTGCTCCGTTTTAACATGTAATTTTCGCATAATGCTACGCCGGAGTGACCTGGTCTGTTCTTCAGAGAGTGAAAGTAAAGCGGCCGTTTCGCTTAAGTGATAACCGCTGGCGATGAGTTTTAACAGGTGACGTTCTGTTACTGAAAAATGACGAGTCGTGCAGTAGTGGCAAATGCCAGAAGGGACGTTATGCCGAAGCGCTCGCCTATGCAAAATCAATATCATTTTACGGGTGATTTCTTCAATATCATCCTCCCGATAAATATGCGGCAGCATATACAGACATGGTCTGAACATGAGCTTTTCTTTATCGAATTCATTACAAATAATTACCCGTAGCTGATATTGGGTATGCATAGGTATCTTATAACAGCCAGCGCTGAACCAATCATCATCCAGCGCCAGAAATGCGATATCGGCATTATCTATCTCTTCTGGCGACAGAAAGTAAATTTTCTGCTGCCACTGATTCGCCAGACGCGTCATGATGATTTTCAAACCATGCTCAAAGTGACTGTTCTGTTCTTTAATTGCGATATTCAGCATAAAAAAATCCTAAACGGCAGGTGAATCATGGTGAAATATTAAAGAAACTTATTGATTTTCTAAATACGGGTGGCCTTAATTCCCACTTTATGCATGCTGAGTTGTGTCCAGGTGATTTCCTGGAGCCTGTCGTAGCGCCAGAAAAGACGATATTCGTACACTTAGTCAGCAACCGGAACGAAAGCCATTGACTCAGGAGTGCCTGACCGTATAATTCTCGCGTTTCGTCTACACGAAGCCTTCACAAGGCGCCCTTAGCTCAGTTGGATAGAGCAACGGCCTTCTAAGCCGTGGGTCGCAGGTTCGAATCCTGCAGGGCGCGCCATGATATATCAACGAGTTACGCCTTCTTTATTTCCTCCATAATTATAGAGTGGGACATATTTGGGACATCATCACCAAAAATGTCGTCTATTTTCCTCGCGTGTTCTGTTAAATGATTAGGTGCAAGGTGAGCATATCTGCGAACCATTTCAATAGACTCCCAGCCCCCCATTTCCTGAAGCACTGACAGTGGAACTCCGGACTGAATTAACCAGCTTGCCCATGTATGCCTCAGGTCATGGAATCGGAAATCCTCAATGCCTGCACGACGACAAGCTGATAACCATGATGTCTTGCTGTCAATACGCATCTTCCTGACTGCTGGCGTTGATGTTCCATCTGCTCGCTTAGCCGCCGTGGTATGTACGAACACCCATTTGTGATGTTTTCCTATTTGATCACGCAACACTTTGCAGGCGGTATCATTCAGCGCTACACCGATAGCGCGGTTTGATTTGCTGTCTTCTGGATTTACCCAGGCGACACGTCTCTGCATATCGATTTGTTGCCATTCAAGATTCATGATGTTCGATTTCCTCAGGCCAGTTGCCAGCGCAAACTTGACGACAGACTTCAGTGGTTCAGGGCATTCATCAATCAGGCGTTTTGCCTCTTCTTTCTCCAGCCATCTGACGCGCTTGTTTCTTACCGATGGTATTTTTATAACAGGTGCTTTCTCCAGCCATTTCCAGTCACGTTCTGCCGCTCGCAGAATTGCCTTCATTAATGCCAGGTGTTTGGCCTTGGGGGAGGTTGTGACTGGCTTAGCTGAATAGACTGGAGCAGGTTCTCCATTCTTCTGCGCCACGGCAGCTTTGATTTTCCATATCTCAAGTTGCTTGCGGTTGCTCATCTTGTTTACTGCTGAGTAAATTTTTTGCTCGGTCACATCCTTTAACCGTACTCCCTCAAAATGCGCCAGCCAGAAAGCCATACGGCTGCGGTCATCTTTCAGTGATTTCTTCTCTGCCTTTTCCTCCAGCCAGCGCATGCAGGCATCATCAAACGTTACGTCAGGAAAATCGCCAAGCCTGTCTACTCGCCACAATTCAGCCTTGCGCTTGTCATGTAGCTCAGTAGCGAGCCGCTTGTCGGAAGTCCCAAGGCTTTCCTTAATTCGCTTCCCGCCCGGTGTCGAGTAGGACGCGTACCATATTTCACCTCTGCGGAAGATGGACATTTTCTTTCCTCTTTTATGTCATCACCCGCGCTCACCTGGACAGTATGCAGCGGAGACTGAAGCGCCGCAATGCAGGCTTGTCGTGTGGTGAGGTAAGGGGATTTCGGTTTGGTGGGGTCTTTACGTGTTGCCTGTAGTCGGCCTGTGCGAATCCAGTTTGTGGCGGTAGGTCTGGATATCTTGAGAAATGCACAGGCCTCATCGAGTGTGAGGCTGTGTGATTCCATAGTTACTCCAATAAAATAAATCCCCGCGAGTGCGAGGATTGTTATTGCTGCGGCGCTGCTGCGAGCATGGCCTGCCACTGGTGGTCAGGGCTCCATACGTCATAATGACCTGACTCATACTCTTCGTTAGCAACATGAAACGCTTCACGCATTTCAGGTGTGAGGTCAACAGGGACAAGTGTGTAACCATCCGGAGTTACCGGAGAGCTGCCATTCACATCGAAATTTGGCTTTGCGTCCTGAACCAGAAGGATGTAGCCGTTCTTTGCTGTATAAAGTTCTGATACCTCGGTGACGGTGCCGAAATAGCGATTCCCGGCATCAGCATCACAAGTGCTTACATCAATGGACACCTCCATGCCTTCGATTAATTCTGGCAACTCGTAAGTTTGGCTTACAGGTTGGTTTGGTTTTTCTAAGCCATGATGCCAGGCGGCGCGAACTGTGCGTGCAATTCGTTCACGTAACTGCTGTGTGCCGTGATACTCAACAGCAATATCGCGCAGCTCGTTTACCAGTTCCCGGATTTGATTCTCTTTCACGATTTACCTCCGTTGAGCATGGCGGAGCGGCAGGCGTTCCACATGTCAGCAGCAATGCAGCACGCATATTCATCAGGGTTGGCCGTGGGCAGAATACTTTTAATGACCTTGTAATCTGGCTCAATGGCGGGCGGCACTACCGGCGCTGGCTGAGCGTGACGATAGAGCAGAATGACACGACGATGGTCAGCGTTAGGCGTAATGGGGTTGTCCTGCGCTCTCCGAAACTTCCTGTGCTGACCAAATCCACCGCAACTGGCATCACTGTATCCGGTGCGCAGTCCTTCAAGCCTGTCGCATGGCAACTGGATAACGATGGCAACAAAGTTAACGTTGATAACCGTTTTGCTACCGTCACCCTGTCTGCAACTACCGGCCTGAAACGCGGCGACAAAATTTCGTTTGCTGGCGTTAAGTTCCTCGGTCAGATGGCTAAGAACGTGCTGGCGCAGGACGCGACTTTCTCCGTGGTCCGTGTTGTTGACGCTACTCACGTTGAAATTACGACGAAGCCAGTTGCGCTGGATGATGTTTCCCTGTCTCCTGAGCAACGCGCCTACGCCAACGTTAATACCTCGCTGGCTGATGCAATGGCAGTGAACATTCTGAACGTTAAAGACGCTCGCACTAATGTGTTCTGGGCTGACGATGCTATTCGTATCGTGTCTCAGCCGATTCCGGCTAACCATGAACTTTTTGCAGGTATGAAAACTACCTCATTCAGCATCCCGGACGTGGGACTCAACGGCATTTTCGCGACGCAGGGTGATATTTCCACCCTGTCCGGCCTGTGCCGTATTGCGCTGTGGTACGGCGTAAACGCGACACGACCGGAAGCAATAGGTGTTGGCCTGCCTGGTCAGACTGCGTAACTAACAGGGGCTGCGGCCCCTTTCTTTATGGAGTGGCTATGAAAATAGCAATCTATAAGCCCGGTGGAAGCATCATGGTATGGGGCGTCATGGCTCAGATGAAGGTCATCGACTCCAGCGAACTTCCGGAATATGTCAAAGATGGCTGGCTTGATCATCCATCAAAGCTGCTGCCCGTGGAAGCAGATGATGTTAAGCCACGCAAAGGCCGTAAGCCTAAGGCGGTAAGCGATGCAGATAAAGACTAAAGGCGATCTGGTCAGGGCGGCGCTTCGTAAGTTGGGCGTGGCATCAGATGCAACCCTTACCGATGTCGAACCTCAGTCTATGCAGGATGCCGTTGATGATCTGGAAGCGATGATGGCTGAGTGGTATCAGGACGGGAAAGGCATCATTACCGGTTATGTATTCTCAGATGATGACAACCCGCCATCCGAAGGTGACGACCACGGGCTTCGATCCAGCGCAGTCAGCGCGGTATTCCACAATCTGGCTTGCCGGATTGCCCCGGATTACGCGCTTGAGGCCACAGCGAAAATTATCGCAACCGCTAAATATGGGAAGGAGCTTCTCTATAAGCAGACCGCCATCGCCAGAGCCAAACGAGCGCCTTACCCGTTACGTATGCCGACAGGCAGTGGAAACAGTTTCGCCAATCTGAACGAATGGCATTATTTCCCCGGAGAGCAGAATGCCGATTCAACAACTCCCCATGATGAAGGGAATGGGTAAAGACTTCAAGAACGCTGATTATACCGACTATCTGCCAGTGAATATGCTGGCAACACCCAAAGAAATCCTTAACAGCAGCGGCTATCTTCGCTCATTCCCGGGCATTACCAAACGTTATGATGTGAACGGCGTATCGCGTGGAGCTGAGTACAACACCGCTCAGAACGCCGTTTATCGTGTTTGTGGTGGCAAGCTCTACAAAGGAGAAAGCGAAGTTGGTGATGTTGCCGGAAGTGGTCGCGTATCAATGGCACATGGTCGCACATCACAGGCGGTAGGTGTTAATGGTCAACTGGTAGAGTATCGTTATGATGGCACGGTTAAAACCGTCTCAAACTGGCCTACAGACAGCGGATTCACACAGTATGAGTTAGGTTCGGTTCGTGACATTACGCGCTTACGCTGGCGTTATGCGTGGTCAAAAGACGGAACCGATTCATGGTTTATCACAGACCTCGAAGATGAATCGCATCCTGACCGCTACAGTGCAGAATATCGCGCAGAATCGCAGCCGGACGGGATAATTGGCATAGGTTCATGGCGAGATTTCATCGTCTGCTTTGGCTCGTCGACGATAGAGTATTTCTCCCTGACAGGCGCAACCACAGCAGGCGCAGCGCTTTACGTTGCTCAGCCATCGTTAATGGTACAGAAGGGGATTGCCGGAACATACTGTAAAACGCCATTCGCTGATTCATACGCCTTTATCAGTCACCCTGCTACTGGCGCACCTTCCGTCTACATCATCGGGTCAGGGCAGGCTTCACCAATTGCGACCGCCAGTATTGAGAAGATTATCCGCTCATACACCGCTGAAGAACTTGCGACGGGTGTGATGGAGACTTTGCGCTTCGATTCTCATGAGCTTCTGATTATTCATCTCCCTCGCCATGTTCTGGTTTACGACGCATCGTCCAGCCAGAACGGACCTCAGTGGTGTGTGCTGAAAACCGGGCTTTACGATGATGTATATCGTGCCATCGACTTCATGTACGAAGGCAACCAGATAACGTGCGGCGACAAATCAGAAGCTGTGATCGGACAATTGCAATTCGACATCAGCAGCCAGTACGACAAACAACAAGAACACCTACTGTTTACGCCCCTTTTCAAAGCAGATAACGCCAGATGCTTCGACCTTGAGGTTGAATCATCCACTGGTGTTGCTCAATACGCTGACCGCCTGTTCCTGTCTGCAACAACTGACGGCATCAATTACGGTCGTGAACAGATGATTGAGCAGAACGAGCCGTTTGTATACGACAAGCGCGTTTTATGGAAACGTGTAGGTCGTATTCGTCGATTAATCGGATTCAAACTGCGAGTAATCACCAAATCACCAGTAACACTATCCGGGTGTCAAATTCGTCTGGAGTAACATATGGCAGACCAGTCACTTAATAAGCCTGTCGTGGTTCAGGCTACACGCATTGATGCATCTATTCTCCCTCGCAACATATTCAGTCAGTCTTACCTTCTGTATGTCATAAATCAGGGTACTGATGTTGGCTCCATTGCAGAAAAGGCAAATCAGGCAGGAGGCGGTGCTTATGATGCGCAGGTCAGAAATGATGAGCAGGATGTAATTCTTGATGAGCACGAAAAAAGAATTGCAAAAACAGAAGAGGATATTTCAGGAATAAAAGTAAAGCTTCTTGAAATAGAGAATGATGTTAATGGTCTGAAAATAAAAGTTCAGGATATAGACGGTAAGGTATCAGAGATAATCGTTGATTATGTTTCACTCAGCAGAACAGGAACTCAAACTCTTTTCTCGTCCCTTAGCGTATCAGGAAGTTATTCTGTTAACGGTACAAAAGTTGTTGGCGCCCGACAGACTGGATGGACAGCAGCTACGGGTACGGCGAATAAAGGCGTATTCGATGCTGACCTGACATTCACCGTTAGCGATACTTACACGCAATCTGAAATCCAGGCTATAGCCAATGCTCTAATTGCTGAGCGTCGGCGCACTAAGGCTTTGGAAGACGCCTTGCGTGCACATGGGCTGATTGATTAATGATTACATTCATTCCAACACGAAACATCGACCTGATAGAAACTGTTGGCAACCATCCCGACATCATCGCCGGGAGCAACAACGGTGACGGATACGACTACAAACCTGAGTGCCGCTATTTCGAAGTAAACGTACATGGTCAGTTCGGTGGCATCGTGTATTACAACGAGATTCAGCCGCTGACCTTTGACTGCCACGCCATGTACCTGCCTGAGATTCGCGGCTTCAGCAAGGAAATCGGCCTGGCGTTCTGGCGATATATTCTCACCAACACCACCGTTCAGTGCGTTACATCATTTGCTGCACGCAAATTTCGCCACGGTCAGATGTACTGCGCGATGATTGGGCTCAAACGAGTAGGAACCATCAAGAAATACTTCAAAGGCGTAGATGACGTGACGTTTTACGCCGCCACCCGAGAAGAGTTAACCGACTTCCTGAATAACGGGAGATAAACGTGTTATATGCATTTACGCTGGGCAGGAAACTGCGCGGTGAGGAACCTCTTTACCCTGAAAAAGGCGGAAAAGGTGGCTCATCAAGCAGCGGAGCAAAAGAAGCCGCAAAAGCAACCCAGTACGCAGCAGACCTGCAAAACCAACAATTCAATCGTGTGATGGAACAGTTGGCACCTTACGCCGCCGCAGGTTTGCCGGCTCTCCAGCAGATTCAGCAGCTATCAACGCTGGAAGGTCAGAACAGTGCTCTCAATCAGTATTACAACTCAGACCAGTATAAACAGTTGGCTGATCAGGCTCGCTATCAAAGCCTGAATGCAGCGGAAGCCACCGGAGGTCTTGGCTCTACAGCAACATCAAACCAAATTGCATCCATTGCACCAACGCTCGGGCAAAACTGGCTTTCCGGACAGATGCAAAACTATGGCAACCTGTTAAACGTTGGTCAGTCTGCGGCAGCAGGCCAGGCATCGGCAGGACAGAACTATGCAAATAACGCAGGTAATCTTGCGCAACAGATGGCGGCTATCCGCTCTCAGGGTTCTGGTCAATCCACGCTTGGAAGTGCCATCACCGGTGGTACAAGTGGTGCTCTTGCAGGAGCTGGTCTTGCCGGGATGCTTGGTGCATCGACGCCGTGGGGGGCCGGAATTGGTGCAGGTATCGGATTGCTTGGCTCACTCTTCTAAGGAGTTATCGTGGCTACATTTCAACTTGCTGGTTTGCCGTCAATGCAGGTAGCGAACCAGAACGCGCCAGGACAACCATCATTATCCAGTTACGACTTCAGCCAGCGTCCAAACGTTGGAGTTCAACTTGCTCAGGGTCTTGGTGCAGTTGGTCAGGCAATACAGCAGAATGAGGCTGCTCAGAGGATTTCTGACTTTCAAAAAGCTTTCGGTCAGGCTTATGCGGCAGGTGACCGAGATGCCTTGCGTCAACTTGCGGCCACCAATCCAGACCAGATTGAAACAATTCGTCAGGGCATGGGCTTTGTTGATGCTGACAGAAATCAGGCGATGGGCGATATGTCTGCACGATTGAATATTGCCGCCGCTCAGGGGCCTGAAGCGGTGATGCGAGAGCTTGCCACTCACCAGAATACACTGCAACAAATTGGCGTATCTCCTGAACAGGCGTGGCAGACATATCAACAAAGCCCTGAAGGCTTCACGCAGTTAACAGACCTTATTGGGATGCACGCGGTAGGACCAGAAAAGTATTTTGATATTCAGGACAAGTTGACAGGTCGCGACATTGACCGAGGTCGCCTTGCTGAAACAATCCGCAGCAATAAAGCCGGTGAGGGGCTTCAGGCTCGCGGGCAGAATATAACAATGCGTGGACAAGATATGTCAGCGGCAACAGCACGACGCGGTCAAGATTTGGCAACGCAAAGAGCAAACGCCAGAACGATATCAGGCAGCGAAGGAAAACGGGTCGTTCAGCTTGCAGACGGGCGAACAGTCAGCGTCGGTGGAAAACTTCACGGCGCAGGGGCGAATGCGTTTTACGAAGGTATTGACGATAACGGCAATATGGTTCGTGTCCCGGCAAGCGCCATTGCCGCACCTCCAACGTCTGCGGCAAGCGCACAGAACTACGCAATGAAGAAAGACATTGATGCAATCGCAAATGCAGATGCTTCTGCTCTCGATTTCATGACTGGAATGACTGGCGGAGCAGGAAATCCGGCAATTGGTGCAGATGTTCGCAGCCGACTCACAGGCAAAGAGCAACGCCAGTTATATAACTCCGCACAACGTATTCAGGGAAGAATGCAGAATCAGGGCGTGGCAGCAGCAAGAGATATGGGGGCTAGCGGTATCAACACCATTGCAGAAGCGAAGATGTATTTTCAGGGGATGCCGCAGGTTGACTACTCAAGCCCGGAGGCTATGCAGCAGTCTATTCGTGAGATTCAGGAATACACCAACAATTATAACCAGCAGTACAACGTTAATGTTGATAATGGTGGGCAGAAATCATCAAGGCAGCAGCCAGCTACTCAGCAATCAGTCGGAGGAAGCTACACGTCTAAATCCGGCATTCAATTCACGGTGGAATAATGAAAGTTACAGCCAACGGTAAGACATTCACATTCCCAGAAGGAACAAGCACTGAGGATATTGGAGCAGCTATCGATGAGTATTTTGCTGGACAGTCTGTACAGCAGGAACAGCAGGTCACATCTACGACCCCAGAAAGCCAGCCACAGCAACAAGGTGGCTTCATTTCTGACCTTGGCAATGCTGCTGCAGAAACTTGGCGTGGATTGCTACAGGCTGGCGTTAATCTGGCAAATATCCCGGCATCAATGGCTGATGCTGTCGCCAGCGCCGGGGCATGGGCTGGTCAGAAGCTTGGCATTGGTGACGGAACTTATCAGCCAGCGCCTCGCGTCACGACACAAGGACTTGAGAAGGACTTTGGCTTGCAACAAGGAACTCTTACCCCTCAGACGACAGAAGGTAAAATCTTCTCTGAAGCGCTGCCATATTTGACTCCTGTTGGAGCTGAGAGGTTAGCTACTCAGGCTCCGTCGATTGCTGGGCGCGTAGCTCAAGGTGCATCTCGATTACTGGCTGAAAACGCCGTTGGTTCACTTGCTGCAAATAGTGAGAGAGATAATCCTGAAGCACTGGCTACTGATCTCGGTACCGGTGTCGTATTGGGTGGGGCGATTAACCAGTTAGGCCGTGTCGCTGGCGCTGCATATCGTGGAGTTCGCGGGACGATAGCACCAGAAGCACAGCAGGCTATTCAGTTCGCTAACGCAGCTGATGTTCCTCTGCATACCACTGACGTTTTGCAGCCAAATTCCCGCGTCGGTCGCATGGCTCAGACCACCGCTGAAAACATCCCATTTGCTGGGACAAGCACTATGCGAGCTAACCAGCAAGAAGCGCGTAGCCAGCTGGTAAATGAGTATGCCTCTAGATTTGGTGAATACGATCCGTCGATAGTGGTTGGAAGTCTAAAGGCTAAAGCAACAGGTGTCAGGCAGGCGGCAGGAAATCGCATTCAGCAGGTAGAAAATAAAATTGGAAGTATGAACGTGCAGCCTAGCAGGGCTATACAGCAAATTGATGATGAGTTAGCAAATATGCAACGGCTTGGCGGGGTTTCAGATGCAGAGACAATCTCTAAATTGCAGGCATACAGAAATGAGCTTGATAGTGGGAATGTCGACTTCAAGCTACTAAGGGATTTACGAACTCAATTTAGGCAAGATGTAAAAGGTGAGAGGGTTAATTTCCCAAATCGTTCAGAGGCTGCTGTTAACAGGGTATACGGAGCATTAACCCAAGATATGCATCAGGCGGTTGGATCATCTCTGGGTAATGACACCGTTTCACGCTTAAAGCAAGCAGATGCAATCTGGGCAAATGAAGCCGATAAGTTGAAAAACACAAGGCTAAAAAGCGTATTGCAGAAAGGTGATCTTACTCCTGAGGTTGTAAATAACCTGCTTTATAGCAACAAAAAATCTGAGATTCAAAACCTATACCGTTCTGTTGGTCAAACGGGTCGCGCACAGATGCGTAACGGCATCATAGGAAAGGCCATGGAAAAATCAGGAGGTTCTCCTGACCAATTCCTGCGCCAGGTTAACTTGATGTCAAACCAGACTGGAATTGCATTTAAAGGCCGAGATGCTGCGTATCTGAAAGGATTGAAGAACTATCTTGAGGCGACTAAACGGGCTGGGCAGGCAGGAGTAACAACTCCAACTGGGCAGCAGACAATCCCATTCATATTGGGTATAGGATCCGCAACAAACCCGGCGCTTGTTGGTGTAGGTGGTGGTTATGGATTGTTGGCGAGAATGTATGAGAGTGAACCGGCGCGAAACGCAATGCTTCGCCTTGCTAACACTCCACGTGGTTCAACAGCATTTGAGAAGGCGTTATCCGATGTCGAGCGAGTTGTTAACTCATTTGCTCAGGGCGCGAAATCAGAAGCGTTAAGCGAATAGCAATCTGCCAACAACAATCCCACAAAGTAACAAGGCAAAGTTAAGTAAGTCACGTTCCATAAAGCCTCCTGATTTTTAATTAATCATAACCCAAATATAACGCAACGTTGCGCAAGTTTTAGCTTGTGCGGCTTTGCTGCGCCCGGAGCACAGTAATGTCAGACATCACAGCCAATATTGTAATTGGAATGCCCTCTCAGTTGTTCACACTGGCCCGCTCATTTAAAGCCAACGCTAACGGCAAAATTTACATCTCGAAGATTGATACGCCGCCGGGAGAAATGACAGATCCTGACAATTATGTGCAGGTATACCTTGAGAATGAAGATGGTAGCCATGTACCTGTTGCTCAGCCATTAGTTATTAATTCTGGAGGGTTTCCTGTTTACAACGGTCAGATTGCTAAGTTTGTAACCGTAGAAGGCCACGCGATGGCTATCTATAATGCATATGGTGGGCAGGAGTTTTATTTCCCAAATGTGCTTAAGTATGACCCTGATCAGTTCTCTGTCGACTTCACAGCGCAACTGGCACAGACTGGTATTTATGCTAATGATGATACCAAAGGCGACGCCATGATAGGCGTTAAACAACCAATTGGCGGGTCAATACACAGAACTCAGCATGATGTAAACGCTGAAAGAATTAGCGCTTTAGATTTGGGGGTAAAGGGTGATGGTATTACTGATGATGTCACTTCGATTAGAGCAGCACTAATTACCGCCGCAACAGCAAAGCGAGCTATCCATTTTCCTGATGGTGTTTATTTATGTAGTGACTTTTTTTCAATACCAAGCCACTCAAGGATTTATTGTGATCCTGGTGCAGTTTTTAAACTTACAGGTAGCACTAACCTTGGGGGATTCGCTGTAACAGGCATCAATAATCAGGTGCAGCCAGAGCTATGTGAAGATGTTGTTACGTATAACATGACCCTGGACTGCTCTCGTATTGCTGGAGAAAACGGAATTAATGGGGTTATTTGTAAAAATATAAGGCACTATAACCCCACGGTATTAAATACATTATATGATTCTGTTAAGCTAGGAGGAAGGGCCTTTCAGTTTGAGGGAGGTAAAATAGAAGATGTAAATATTTTTAATCCGATAATACAAAACTGCTCTATTGGGATTAATTCACAGGGGATTCCTGATGTATTGAAAAATGTAAGAGCATTAAGTTACCACTCTGTCGCAATGTTGAATGTAGATATTCCTTTTAATATTGATTCTCAAATCTCAACCCCGATGGAAAATACTTCATCGTCAATGAGTACGTCAGTTTTTGGCGCAAGCCTGCATAACTGCGGAAGAATTACAGGTGGGTATGGTACTGCGGCCACAAATCCGGATCTTGGTGGTGGTATTGTATGCGGAGATAGAGGGTATGGCCTTTACATTGATGGCTTAAGAGTTATAAATGATGATAGTTATGGCGGTATTGGCTCTGTTTTTAAAGGGCAGATGTTTGGAGTTACTGTTCATGGTTTAGAATTTTACGGGAGATATGCTGTTACAGTAATAGACAACTCACCTGTTGGTTTCGGAAATCCAAGTCAGGCGTCATATCCCAGCCAGATTTCAATAGATGGGAGAGTCTATACAGATCTTGATTATATATGGACTGCTAGTGATGTATCCGCAATTGGTAATGGAAGAGTTAGATTATGTGTTAATATACCGATCGCCACACTTAGCCATCTTTTTGATGTGCATGCAGGTGGTAGCACTAGCGCTTGGATAGAGCTAATTAATACCAATACGAACTACAGTTCAGGGTTAAGGACGTTAAAAAATATTTATGATAGTGGTAATTCTATTGGTGTTATAGATAAGTATAACTCAAATGGTACGTGGACTCCAATTGATGGAAGCGGTGCGTCTCTTGCTCTTACATTAAGTGGCCCTCAACGTTATTACAAAGATGGAAATATAGTTCATTTTTCCATGAATATACGTTATCCGATAACATCTGATACTTCAAATGCTGTTGTGTCTGGTCTGCAAATTCTTTCTAGTTCATCGATGGCTCAGTTTTCTGGCTCGGCTTCAATCGCTATAAAGTCATTATCTTCTCTGTCTTCTGCTGGAGTGGTATCTGGTTCTGGGAATATAGCATTTTATAATTCATCAGTTGGTCAGTTAAAAAATTCTGATCTATCAGGATCAACAATTACGATTTTTGGGTACTATTTTTCATAA